GTCTAGACGGTGGGAAAGACCACAACGGATACACAAATTAGCGCAAAAAAATTTACGTACGTAAGAAAGTAAACAATACATTTAATTAGTATAAATGGCTCATCAAACTACCAGTGGCAGTAATACTGCCCTGCTCACCAGGCAAGGTCAATCCAATGCTACTGGTGACGCTAGAGCCCTCTATCTCAAGCTGTTTAGCGGAGAGATGTTTAAAGGGTTCCAGCATAATGCGATAGCCCGTGACCTAGTTATGAGGAGAACCCTCAAGAACGGTAAATCATTACAGTTCATCTATACTGGTCACACCACAGCTGAATTCCATACTCCAGGAAACAGCATCCTAGGTAACTCCGACGGTGCTCCACCTGTAGCAGAGAAGACCATCACAGTAGATGATCTCTTAATCAGCTCGGCATTCGTATATGAACTAGACGAAACACTTGCTCACTATGAGCTACGTGGTGAAATCTCTAAGAAGATTGGTTATGCACTTGCTCAAAAGTATGACCGTCTTACCTTCAGAGCTATCGCTCGTGGTGCTAGGGCTGCAAGTCCAATCACGAAGTCTAACTTCGTAGAACCAGGCGGAACACAGATCCGTGTTGGTACAAATAACCAAGCTTCTGATGCTTATGTATCAGCTAGTTTGATCAATGCATTCTATGATGCAGCAGCTGCTCTTGATGAAAAAGGAGTAAGTACTGACGGACGTGTAGGTGTATTGAACCCAAGACAATATTATGAATTGATACAAGCTGTCGGTTCTAATGGTCTTGTAAACAGAGACGAGCAAGGTGACTCCTTGCAGAAGGGTAACGGAATCATTGAAATTGCAGGCATTAAGATCTACAAATCAATGAATATCCCATTCTTCAGCAAGTATGGTACTAAGTTTGGCTCTGCTTCTGCAACCAATCCAGGTGTAACATCACCAGGAAACATTGGTTCATTCGTAGAAGCTGCTGTTGAAGATGCTGCCGCTGACGTAACTGGAATCAACAATGAGTATGGTGAAGAGACTGAATTCGCTAACTCTTGTGGACTTATCTTCCAGAAAGAAGGCGCTGGTGTTGTTGAAGCAATCGGACCTCAAGTACAAGTAACAAGTGGAGATGTATCAGTGGTTTACCAGGGTGATGTGATCCTAGGCCGTTTGGCTATGGGCGCTGACTTCCTGAATCCTGCTGCATGCGTTGAGCTTATTGCTGGTGCTGCTGTTGGATCTTCTGGAAACGCTGCATTCTAAGTATATATTTATATGGGGAGTTCTCACGCTCCCCTTTTTTCTAACAAAAATTATTATGCCTTTTCCAACCACAAACGCTACCCAAGAATTACCAGCCATAAATCAGATACTATCGTCATGTGGTCAGGCACCTGTAACCACCCTAGATCAAACCAACCCGGACGTTGCGATTGCCTATGATACGTTGTTACAGGTATCACGGGAAGTACAGGCGGAAGGCTGGACCTTCAATAAAGAATATCATTTCGATTTCGTACCTGACACCAATAAAGAAATAGCAATACCTAATAATATATTACAACTTAAATTAACTGAGAACAGTACAAACCAAAGTAAAGATGCTGTACGTAGAAGTGGAAAACTATACGATAGACAGCATCATACATTTGAATGGGATGATGACAGTGTTGAATGCGATATTGTTTGGGAATTTGATTGGGTAGATTTACCTCAACCAGTCCAAGACTATATCACAGCTAGAGCTGCTACCTTTGTATCACAAAGAATCATAGGTGATCAGACTCAATATCAAATGTTACAACAACAAGAAGCATATTCAAGAGCATTAGCTTTAGAGTATGAAACAAACCAAGGTCAATTTACTTTCTTTGGACACCCACAAGGTCAGACAAATTACTATAAAGGTTATGAACCTTTCCAAGCATTAAGAAGATAATGGTAGCAGTCACACAACGAGTTGATAATTACTTAGGTGGTGTATCTAGACAATCTGATGATAAAAAATTTCCTGGTCAAGTAAAAGAATGTTTAAATGGTTATCCTGACCCTACATTTGGATTAACTAAAAGACCAGGTTTTAAATGGATTGCTAATTTAGGTACAGGAACTACCTTTGATAATTGTAAATGGTTCTACATAGCTAGAACAGCAACAGAAAGATATATAGGATGCATCCAGCCTGCTCTAGGAGGCTCTACAGGAGACATAAAAATCTGGAATACAGATGGTACTGCATGCAATGTTACGTACGGTACAGGGGCACAGGCATACCTTACAGGAGCACGTACGAACTACGACATACTTACTGTACAAGATACATCCATAATAACAAATAATTTAATCACAACAGCTAAGATAGCTGATCCAACATTTGTAGCAAAAACAAGAGCTACTTTAGTTCTAACTGGTAGTGTGACTAATGGTGTAGATACCTATGATGTTACTATCAATGGTACTGCTATTACTCAAGTTGCACCAGCTAGTGGCGATGGTTATGATGATGTCTTAGGAGATCTCAAAACCAATATAGATGCACTTAATGTTTCAGGACTTACAGTAACTAGATATGCTAACTCCTTAGAACTAACAAGAGTAGTAAGTGGTACACGTACTGCTTTTACTATTAGTGCTAAAGGTGGTATAGATAATAGTAAATTAACTGTATTTCAAGATCAAGTAGATAACGTATCTCAACTACCTACCCAATCATTTCAAGATCATGTAGTTAAAATTATCAATACTGCTTCTGCTAATGATACATACTTCGCTAAATTTGTAGCAGATGACGGTACTTCTGGTACAGGTTACTGGTCTGAAACTTTAGATCCTAGTAAATCTACAGGATTAAATCAAGACACAATGCCTCATGAGTTAATCAACTCTAGTGCTAATAACTTTGTATTCCAGAAAATTACCTGGACTTCTAGAACAGTAGGAGATGATGTAACTAATTCACACCCTAGCTTTGTTGGGCAAAAAATACAACAAGCATTTTTCCATAATAATAGACTCGGATTCTTATCTAAAGATAATGTTTCAATGAGTCAATCACAAGATTTCTATAACTTTTACCATACTTCTGCACAGACGGTAACGGATGCAGATCCAGTTGATTTAAGTTGTTCAACAATTCGACCTGCAGCACTCCACGCTGTGATTCCTACAACACAGGGTTTAGTACTCTTTGCTAAGAATCAACAGTTTATGATGTTTGCTGCTGATGGAATTCTGACACCAACAAGTTCACTGATCCGTACGATCTCAAACTATGAAATGGATACAGAAGTAGATCCAGTTGATATAGGAACTAATATAAATTTCATAAGTAAAACGCCAAGCTACACTCGAATATTCGGCATGGTCACACGTGGCCAAGATGAGAACCCTCAGGTTCTAGATGTTGGTAGAGTTGTTAATGAGTGGGTACCTGCAACAGTGGATACGTTCATTGCCAGTCCACAAAACCAATTCCTCGCAATGTCTAGTCAATCCTCCGATAAAGTTTATTTCTATCGTACATATAGTGATGGAAAGGAGAACTTAGTCGAAGCGTGGTTTAACTGGCAATTAATGGGTACTGTACAAACTATCGCTGTTGATTCAGATGATATGTTTGCAGTTACCAAACAAGGTAATCAATTTACATTAAGTCAAGCAAGTTTAAGTCAAAGTCCAGAAGATGCTATTATTGTTAATAACCAAGGTCAAAGAGTAAACCCTTGTATTGATCTATTTATTGAAGCTAGAAATGCTGCTGGTAATGCAACAGTTACCTTTGATGCAACTAATAATTTCTCTAAATGTTTTATACCATTTGCTAATGTAACAA